CACGCTCTAGTAGTTCAGCAAAAGACTTATTGGCTTGTTTGTTCATGGGTATTCGCCTCCTTAGCGTCTGGGTATTTATTTAAAATAAAGTTAACTTGATCTTGAATACGCGCCTGCCAGCCCTCTTTGGCCTTTGGTGGCCGGTCATCCACTATACGACCGTTCATCTGCGCGTCCCGTAGTACTACCAAACACGCCATTGCTTTGGTGACGTGGGGTAGACCACTATCGGGGTCGATGTCTTCGCCCTCGAAGTAGCTAAACAGGTGACGCAGGGCTGCATCATAATACACCCGGGCACTCACATCAGCTACACGGAAGTTAAACGCCCCGTACTTGCAGGACCCCTCCGTAAAGGCTGCGCCCAACTCTAACAATACCGTAGCAGGCACCGCTGACATAGAGGGCTTGTTTCGCCCAATCGCGTCCTTGGGGTTGGTGTCCACCAGATTGCAGACTTTTCTAAACCGTGCAGGGTCACACGTTGGCTTGGGATTTTCCTCGAATGTAACGATGTCTGCCGACGACGATTTTACCGTTAGGACTGGGTACGTCGTTGGGTTAAAGTTGAAAAACAAGGACGAGGCCTTCTTAATCTGTACGACTTTATCTCCGGGTTCAAACATTAGGCTCTCCATTTTCCATTTTTCATTGTGATAATCGCTCGTTTACCGTTAGGGTAGGTAACGATATGGGACTGGGACCAGCTACTCGGGCCCTTGTTATACCCCATATCCATCTGACAGGAGATACCTGCCACGTAGATACCGTCCATAATAGCGGCGGTGTGGGAATGTCCTACGTTACACTTGCGGCCCAAATTACGCAGAGCGTTCGGGTTACCCCTAGAGCCGTTTGGTCCCCGGTGCCCGTGCATACCGCACTCGATACCGTTTTTACCGCAGATAACAAAGGAGTCGTCTTCGTCCAAAAAAGTAGTGTTATTGAGTTCGGCAACTCTCCGTACGGCCCACTCGAATACGTGGAACCTGCTGTTACCTGCCCTGATCTGGCTGTGAAGCTCGGCGTTGGCGGTGTGGAAGTACACGGCATTTTCTGGGTCTGTGCGAATATCGGCCTCAGCCAGCCAGCGTTTAAATGCTTGGTCATGATTACTCTCCACTACGATGGTTTGGCAGTACGACCGCTCTAATTGTTTGAGTAAAGCGGAGGCTTGTATCATGCCGACCTCTACGTTCCCGGTGTCATCAAAGTGCCGCTCCGCTAAAAAGTGCGGGTTCTTTATGTTATGGTGGTTGCGGGCACGGAAATCTGTGAGGTCATGAATGAACTGGTATGCTGGCAAAAGGGTGTCCATCATTGAGTCCGCTGTGCCCCACGCTCGTTGCTGTACCTCAGGGTCAATAAGCTCAGCGTGGATGTCGCCCCAGTTAATAGCCTCTACGAAATGACCTGTCTCGACCCCACCGTTTGTAAACTTGTCTGTAAGGTCGTAGAATGACCCCTCGCTGTCAGCGATAAGTTGGCGTACAAAGAACTCCCCACTATCGTCGATCTCGACAAACAACGCTCCGAATACATGGTGAAACTCTGCCTTTTGTCCCGCCTTACGTTGAATATAGTTTCGTTGTGTACAGGCTCCCGTGGTATAAAGCATCTTTAAAGGGTCCCCACGTAACACTGGGACGCTCTTGAGCTGTACCTTGGTGTGCGGCACAATCGAGCTGGCAGTGTGCGTGTAGCTGTCTAGGCCCGACAATGGGTTTACGGCTGTTGGCAGAATGTCCAGCTCACCGCACCAAACAAGGCCGCTGGTCGCCTCTTCAATCTCCATAGAGGAACTGAGTACGTACGGTAGCACCTTGGGATCGAACCATAGGTCCTGATCGTCTACCTTGGTGTGGTTCTGGAAGCCCGCCTTATTGTAGCGGAACTGGCCCACCACCATCTGAGCGTCACGTGCTTCACAGAATGTCATGAGGTTATCCCAAAACGTATGGTGCACAAAAGTATTATTCTGAGCAGACGTGAACACAAAGCGTCGCCCGGGTAGTTTACCCCTGCGGCGATCTGGTGGCTCTACGGTGCCGCCTGCGACGGGTCGGGCATCAACCTGATCGTCTTTAGCAGGTGAGGGTACCTGTCTCTCGTGCACCCACTGGGCTACACGTCTCTGAAATGTACGTTCCGAGATCGGTTCACCATCCTCGGGTTTCAATAAAGCGTTGAACCTCACGTGCAGGCCAAGTGCCTCGTGGTACAGTTCAATAAATCTTTCTTTTTTAGGGCCTTTCATAGTACGTCTCCGTTTGTAAGTGCATGTTCTGTGTAATCTCCGTGGTAAAACTCGTATTCTATGGGCTCAGAATGGACGTGGGTTACCACGGCATCCTCGTCAACCGACCATACCTCAACCGACTCAGAGAATAGTTCTCCGGGTCTTGGGTTCCAGTCTTCGACCATGTCCATAAACCGTAGCGTAGCCCCAATCACTGCCGAAGCTATGGTGGTAAACTCGTAATTTGAAATCTCTCCACCGCTAATACTGTATTCATAAAAAACCATGTCTACTCCTGTTTAATCTCTCTGTATCTAGCTTTGTCTCTATCGAACACAACTTGTGCTCTAAGGGAGTCTGATCCCATACGGCGCAGTTTGTTCTTCGCAAGAGACAACCACCGAGTACTTGCAAACTCGGCTTGAGTCTCTTTAGACCCGATCATGAGCTGGAAGTCGGACGCGCCCTGTTTACCAGTCTTACTATCTTTTAGCATACCCAGCCCGGGGTACATCTCATCTATACCCTCCGCTGAAATCTGGGAGGTGGCTAGAGATATAGCATCATACTTGACTGCCATGTTACGTGCCCATTGGTACATCTTCTCCAAAACCAAGTCTGTACGGGCGGCATCTCCAAAGCCGTTAATGTTATCCACCATGTCGTACACGAGTAAACCCGGTGTAACCTCGGCTATGAGAGCTTCTACTTGCCCGGTGTTCCACCCGTGAATGTCCATCACACGGATACGGTCTTTACCGCCCACCGCCTCGTAATACGCGCTGTACAGGGTGCCCTCATCCTTCATGCGTAGGAGCCCTTCTGTGTTACAGTTAAGAGCGGCCTGCATGAGACGGGGACGTATGGCGTAACCCGGCCCCTCATTATTCATCCAGAGGATCGGACGACCCTCCGGGAGTTGTGGTGCCATGAATGTAAGCTCACTGCACACAAAACTTGTTTTACCCTGATCGGGACGTGCCGCGAGCACACCAAAGTCACCACCGCGTAATGGGCGCATAGCCTCATTAAGGCAAGGTAGTCTCCAATGCACCCCTGCGTCGTTGTTGAGGTTGTCCAGTAAGTCGTCGATGTTTTCGGGCACCTCGGGCAGTGCCAGCTTACCAATAGCCATATCGTACGTACCCACGAGCTCCCGAAACTCTTGAATGAGCTCCACCTCTTCGCCCGCTGTGTAGTCCTCGATCACCTTGTAGGCGGCGTGGGCTAGGTTCGCGTCATGGATTGACTCAAGGATATACCCGCGTGTCGTAGCGTCTGGGTAGTTCTTAGCCATGTTCTTGGCGATACTTCTGTACACTTCTACATCGGTCTCATCGAAGCCAGAGAACACAGCACGTTCCATAAAGGGTATGAATACTGTAAAGTCGATCTGTCCATGAGATTTGTGCTTGGTGTAGTACCTCCCGATAGCCTTGACCATGTTCCGCGTCTTGGCATCCAGTGCCTCCAGATTGATCGCACCGATAATTCGGTTGTAATCTGAGCGGACGCGCATCAGTTTTAAAATTTGAATGTCGATCATAAGTAATCCTTTAAAATTTGACGTATCTCTGTGTTAGAATACGCCTTTGGGTCTTGGGTTGTTTTTATAATTGTACACGGTAAGCCCACTAAGTCAAGGGTTCTTTTTATCTTTAGTGCACCCTTGACTCCTGCGGGATCGCCATCGTACCAAACGTAAACAGGTGATTGCGCCTCCCGTAAGAGCGATACAGCGACTCTGTCACCCATTCTGGTACCAAGTGTCGCTATGGAGGGTATAATGCGCCCAGTGCGGATACACGAGAGTATATCCTCGGTTATAACCCTTCCCTCTATAGGGGTACCATCCAACAGTAAGCTGTCATCGGATCGAAACACTGGGGACGAGTACGCCCCACCCGTGCTGTTCATGTACTTAGGCCGCTGTCCTTGGTAGACTGCCCGGGACTGTACAGCCACGAGCTCTTCGCCTTTCCAAACAGGTATGACAATACGCGATAACTTCTCAGACCATCCAAAACCGTAGTGCGCCGCTACCGACGACGACACCCCCGCTTTGAGTACCCATGCTAAAACTGCTGGGGGTATGGTGGTGGTAAAGTCATCTGGTAGTTTCACTGTGCCTGCTTTTACAAAGGCTTCCGCTTCCTTCTTACTTTGGAGGCGTTCGGCTACGCTGCGAGCTCCATGACCTTTAAATCGTCGGCTGTCCTCACCGCACCGAAAACAATACGCGCTGTATCCTCTATCCGAATGGGTTATAACTTGGGAGCGGTCGGTTTGACAACACTTTACGCGTATGCTCCTGCCTGCTGGCAACTTCCTCGCAATCTTCTCCCATTCTTCCATCATTCAGCTCCATGTATCTGTCTGTTGTTGTACCTGCACCCAGTCCGATAGAGTCGTCGTACTCGTGATCTAATAGTTGGTGCTCCCTATCCCGGAGAGCGTCGAGGGATACTGTTTTCATTGAGTCTTCCTGATCTGTAAAAGGTTAAACATGCGGCGTAGTAAGTAGGATCGTGCAAGGCTCACAAAGGTAAAGAGTACCCCGATCAGCACGTGCTCCGTTATACCAATGTGGATACCAAACCACGGGAATATAACCATCTGTGCCGCGATGGCGATGGTGTACCCTATGGCTACGTTACACACAGCCTCTACTAAGGAGGACTTACGTGATTGGCCTTTATTTTCCAAGGTGCTATCGTAGTCTTGTAGGGCTTGTAAGGCTGTGAGCTCGTAGGCATACAGGGCATCAAAGGCACCCTCATCGCCCATTGTCTTTGAATACTCCCGTGCTTCGTTTAATAGAGCGTCCAGCGAGGCCACTGCGTCTTTAAGGGGTGTTGTCATTTCTGCTCCTTCGGGTGTTCCATGCTTTGATTGCTTCGTCTTCAGTTTCGTAGTTGCCAATACTTGCGCGACATCTTCCATAAACGAAGCAACAATTAACACTAAAAACGTCCTGATAACTACATGAGGTTTTTGCGAGTACTCCTTTACCCCCGCAAAAGGGGCAGGGAAGTAGCTTTAGCGTATCTTCACTTGTCATTCTTTAATCCTCCTCAATTATCTCACATTCTGTTAGTCGTTTCATATCTTCTAAAGCGTCTTCATTGCGCATCCACTAGGGCTTGTTGCATCTGGGTCAATCCCCGTGCTCTAGCACCTTGGTACCGAAGGATAAGACCCTCGTTAGCGGACACCGTCTCCTTTTTCTTTTGCAGGTTGTTCTCTAACTGGTTCAAAAGGTTCCGTTTGTAATTATTGAGTTGGGCAGCGTTACTTTGCGTGATCTGGTCAACTTTGTTTTTGATCTGTGTGCGTAAATTCATTTTGATTTCCCCTTGAAGTAAAAGATTGCGTAGATTAAAAAGTACGCTCCCAGCATAGCCAGAATGAGCGCGGCAAGAGCAGACGGTACCCAGAATGGTGCTAGTACCCACCACCACGACCACGCTATGTGCCCGGTCAGTTTCAGGGTAATAAACACAATACCGAGCAATCCGAGTAAAGGGAAAGCAGTCTGCGCCTGTACGTTTGGTTTTGTAATCATGATGGTCTCCACTGGTTATTTTAATTGAGAGGGCGGCTGGCTCAACACCCGCTCAATTAAAACAATCAATAAAGACTGGGAGTGTCTCTCAACCGTTGCTCCCAGCCTGTACGTACCCCAACCGTAGCTAACGGTTCAGGGGTGTAGGGATAAAGCCCTACCCTTACTTGTCTTTACACGGGAGACAAGTAAACCAGTCTGCACATGAACACCTCGCCTAAAAAGACTTTGGAGGATACTAATCGTATCATCTTCCGGGCATTAGTGCTCGACTGCTGCTGTGCTACATTACAGTCGAAACCGTTTTACCAGTGTGGCGGGCAGGCCACAGGTTCTGGATCAAACTCCTAGCCTCATTGTAACGCGGACGGTTACCCGTGTCAATAGCACTTCGTGCTATAGTTATGAGGTACTTAATTCCTTCTTGTACGGTCAGGTCATTCATGGCTGATCTCCACGAGTCTTTGAGCTAACTCAGCCGCTGCACGGTGTGCCGCGATGGTGCCCTCAAGTGCTTCCGTAAGTCCTGCCGCAATGGTTCCGTCGATCTTCGTCCCGAGCTTCATGATAATGGTGATGAGCTGAGGGATATCCGATGGGTACATGGTACGGTTACCCGTAATGCGATAGGTCTCTTTTTTATGGTTATAGTCGATCTTACCCACCACGAACCCGTACTCGTAGGGTTCAACGCCCCATCCGCTTGTACCGACGCGGGTGATGTAGGCTGGCTTGTCTTTTCGTTTTAGTAACCGCTCCCACGGTTGGGGTGTCTGTTCGGGCATGTCAGCCTCCAATAATGACTGTTTCATGTATTCTTCTTCAAATAATCGGTACATCAGCATATCACCCGGCTCGGGCTGTGTCAAGAGCTTTTTGTAGTACCTCCGCACCTCGCTGAGTAAAGGTTTATATTCGCCTGTCTGCGCCCGGTAGAAATCCACCATACAACACAGTCGGAGGTTGTCCGTAACGCGGGTTAGTAAATCCGTAAGAGACTGGTCTGCGTTCATTGTCCTGCACTCCTCTTTTTGTAAACACCTGCACCATTACTCATTGAGCCTAGTTTGACGAGGTCTCCAAAACTCTTTTCAAACTTCGGGGTGATTTGGTTGCACCATGCCATAGACAGGCCATAGTTATCAACGTCCTGCACATCGCCTTTACACACTAGCCAAATAGAGGCCAGCCCACAATACTCACTCACCCCGATATACGCATGAGCGTTCTCCATGATGGAGAAATCTTCGTCCCCAAGCCAATTATAGCAGGGCTCCATGCTTGGGAATAGGTTTTCAACCTTCTCTTGAAGGTACCCCAGCCAATCCTCCCAGTCGTACTGCTCTTGTGCCTCGCAGTAAGGCCAGCTTTCGGGATCATCCCCGTTAATCTCATCCCCTGTGTCGGGATCAAACTCCGGCGCATAGCCGTGTCTGCTGATATCATCGTACGCTACAGCAAGGCTGTATTTGTGTCTTGAAACTGATCTGCCCATCGTATTTCTCCTATTGTGTTAAGTTATGTTAGCAATATTCTGCGGCTTTTGTCTCTATTTGTTTGTGTTGTTATCATCTTATTCTTTATATTCTCCTGTATTTAACAGAGTGTCAAGGCTTATCTGTCCAAGCCTTTCCAGTATCTTTTAAGCTTAAAATATTGTGTAAAAAGCAACGTTTATAAAAATTATCAACATTCACATAAGAATGACCCGCGACTCCTTTCGTTATTGTGTCTAGTAACAAGCCTTTTATTTTATCGCCTGTTTCATGATCTTTATAAGTGATAGTCATTTTATTATGCGGGTTATATTCTTTTAAAAAAGTTTCTCTTTCCATGTTATGCACCCCCTATAAAACATCTCATTGCATGATTACTTTCTAGTGATTTTATTAAAACGGTTGCTACCTGCATTGTATCCTCCTATTGTGCGGTCATATAGCGCGGTGGGTAGTACGTCCATCCTGTCTTTTTTGACCAGCGTTTAAAACCTATCGTCGTACGGATCAACCAAACAAACAAGGACAACGTGAGCCCTGCTATGACCGCAACCATCATACCCGTCAACGTACCTGCAAAGAGCATACAAAACAGCACACTGCCTGCCACGTCCACGATCACAGGATACCCCATGAATTTTCGTATATCCATACGTGCCATGATTATAGTTAGGGCTATGGCACTGAGAAACCCCATGAATATTCCAGTAAGCATATTGTCATCTCCCTAATCATCACGGTGGTTCAGGATCACGGTGCCGTCGTGTCCAAAGTAGTGTACACCATAAGGATCAATGGCTGTCAATACCTCTTTACCATCCTCACAGCGCCAATCCGAGAAGTATGCACCATGATTGCGCTGGACAAATCTGCCCGGAGCTATACTGTCCAGTAACCCATTTACACGGTCTCGGGTTGTTACAGTATTCCAGCCTGCCAACGACACACGGATACCGTCCAGCGTGTCTGTTTTATAGTGTTCAGCGATCATGTTACCGTGCAGCCATACACGTGCCCCATCGGTTACTGTGTTATTACTGGTTTTCTTTTTGCCTGCGTAGAACGCTCTACGGATATCGGCTGTAACTTGTCTCATTTTAAAACTCCCTCTTCAACGTACACAGTACGCCCTAATTCATGATCGTAATACGTCCGGTCTGCTATGTCAAGGGTTTTTATCACCCCAATATACAGAGACACAAAGAAGCCTGCTAGGCATATAGCGAGTAACAGGCAGGATATTGGTTCATCTCTAATCATACAAAGGCCACCTTTCCCAGTGTCACAAAATACATGCACTCTTGTTTCAAGACTTCTCGCATATGCTCTACATGCTTCGTTAAGCCTGCTAGGTCATCCGTAGCCACTTCTAGCACAAACATCTTTTCGACGTAGTCTTTATCATTATCACGCCATGCCCCAACAATAGGCATCGGATTAAAGCTGTAGCCTCCGAACAATTCTAAAGTTTTATCCAAAAACTCCTCAATGGTCTGCGTAGGTACAGCTCGACCGTCATTAAAAGTTTGCGGTATGTGAATTTTGTATGCAATGGTCATTGTGTTACTCCACTTGTTAATTTATAGGCACGTGCTACAGCTCCGTGCATAATGCACATAGCTCCGTCCTTGGTTGATATGCACTGATATTCAGCGTCGGCTTCGTCTATGATCCTTAACAGATCACGAATTAAGTCTAAATTATCCTTTGGCATTTGTCAAGCCCTCCTCAGGCATAAGCTCGCATTGCCGCGTGAACGTGTCTACAGACTCTTTGTCTACAACCATGTCTTTGTTAGTGGCTTGGTTAGTCACCACCGCGCAGACACGCCCTACGGCTGCTACTTTCCAGCGTATAATGTCCCCGTAGTCTTTATCGCTGTATTCACGATAGACTTGTCCTTCTACTAATCCTAGCATAGTACCCTCCTTGGTATCGGTTTACAAGAATACAGTGGGAGGTCACTTGATAAGCGGGCTGGATAAGCCCTACAAGCCTTGTGTCTTTCATGCACGTGTCTCCACTATGCACCGTCCGGAACGACCTTTACCTCTCAGCGGTTCATCTGCCCGAGAACCACTGTATTCATATAAACGGATAAGACCTAGACCACGCCCGCAGACTACTGCGTTTCGTTCAGCTACTACAGCCGAAGCGTAAGGTAATAAGAGCATCACAGCTCACTATCCAATCACAGGCATTCACTTTGTAAGAGTGAATTTTAACGGTCGTTATCCGCTAACGAAGAGCCAGCCCCTCCGAGTGTCTTAAACCGTGCCTACTATATTCAGCCTTATAGGTTTAATCCCGTATGTTACTATCAAGCCTTGCGGCCTGTCTTTATCGTCTTTTCAGTATATCCAGTCTTTATCGGCTTGTCAATACTTATTTTCGATTTGTTTGGATAAAAGAATTTGACTGCCAGTAATAGTGAAGCTCATTCGGCTTTTATATCGGCGTTATTGTCTTTTCGTTTTATCTTTCCTTATCGTCCTTATAGTATATCCAATATAATTCAGCTTGTCAATACTTATTTATCGTTTTCGTAAATAATGCGTTGGCTTGTTTGCCGTTGCCTTATTGTGTTTACATTATGCCATAAGGTTTTGGCATTGTAAAGAGAAAAATACAAATAAAAGCAAAATAGTTTGTGTCCATACCCTAAACCATATTACAAGCCATGTTTACGCCATGTAGGCCCGTATAGGTATAACCATATATTATAGTATAAACCTAGGTATACTTATGAATGTATAAGAATGATACATATATAGTGATATACTAATGACTGAATGATCCTGATAGAATAGTAGTATATATACACTTGTATAAAGAATAGTATAAAGATAGATTGCGTGACGTATAAAGATAGATACCCCCTACACGTACACGTATAATCATGATGAATAATAATATGACTGGTAAAGAGTTAATGAGGGTTAATGATATAACCTGATATTATTATACCAGTACACAAGCACGATAGAGATTGATTGATATAGTATAGTATAACCTTATATTATAACATAACGATACGACAGTGTATAGCCTTATAAATAGGGTATATACCCCTTTAATACCCATTGACATGCAAGGTATGATCCTGTATAATGATAAGGCGGTGATGCTACTGTAGAAAAGTGACGATGGGGACTTCGCGGACTCCTACTGTTTAATCGGTACGTCGCATATTCTCAATATTTTTCCAAAGTGATTTTCAGGAGGCTATTATGAATACCCGTTACACTCCATGAATTACGCTTACAATACTCTTACAATACTCTTACAATACTCTTACAATACTCTTTAAGGTTACGCACAGGGACGCTGGAGAGGTTTAATCGTGTGGTTAGTTAAATCATACACGAGCATTACACTGTCGTACTGTAGCGGTCTCTGGGGAGATAAATAAAATCCAGATACAAGAAAACCCGATGCTCCGAAGAACACCGGGTTGACTGTATTGTCTGTAAAGTAGTAAAGGTTAAGAAGGAGTAACGACTGTACCACCTGTGCCGATGATTGCCCATTTGCCTGTTGGGCCCGCTTCGATTGGGATAGCAATGTCGTAATCGTTAGAGCCGTTATTGCGAAGATACATAGCACCGACGACTTTACCGAGACCAGCTTGACCGTTGAACTGTGAGCTGGATACGGTGTTGATTGGGTGATCCCGGTCTGCGATGTCCGCAGCCATGATTACACTCATTGCGCCTAATTTTGTTACGTTAGCCATGATAATATCCTATTCGTTAAATGAAGGTTTGATTGGTTTGGTAGTAGGTAGAGGAGCTGAGGGTGCCGGATGGACGAGAGGTCCAGTCCGTTTAGTATCCACCCCGTTTAGTTTATCGAAGCTACGCATGGCCCCTACACCAAGCATAGCCATTACAAGTGTTAGCAGAGGGTCTGTGTCGAGTAAAGGGAACTCTCCCTCGTACCCAGCAACAGTGGCAAACCACACGAGAAGTGGGTGTACCAAAAAAGTCCATGCAAGGGACACGCCACCGACCCAGCCAATGAAGGGTCGCCAACCAGCCACAAAGATTGAGGCGTGTTGGGCTTCCATTTTGTTTAGCTCGACTTGCGACGTACGCTGCTCCGCTTCGATGCGTACCAACTCTAGGGTGAGGTCCTGCTTTGCTTTAGCGCGGGCCTCCGGGTTGGGTATCATGTCCAGTATTCGATCCAAGAAAGGAAGGAACGCAGACACTATAACAGGTATAGCCATAGAAGTCTCCTTAGTTAAGGGTAAGCATGGTGACAGACAACAGCCTGCTCATCCACCCCTCACCGAATGTATTGAAATTAGGGTTTCGTGCGTACCGTAAGTAACGGTTCATAGCAAATCGGTGAACCGCTGTGGTCACATCAACCGAATTGGCTGCACGAAGGGTAACAGGACCGATAACGCCATCTGCCCGTACGGATACAGAAGACTGTAAGGCACGAGTAGCATAGTTTACGCCCTGATTGACTCCGCAGTCCACTGTCATAAGCCGTAGACCGGAAGGAAGATCATCGCAATGAAGAGCGTCCCAGTAGTCTCTGCGGTACAACTCGCCTGCTTTCGCTGGCGTGAGCTTACGGATGCCCTGTGCTCCCAAGTGAGGGTACGCCCGGAGGCTAATACCGTACTTGGTGATACCCCCGGGGTCCTTTGGATGGTCCACGAGCCCGCCCTCATACAGAAGTATGTGTTTGAGTGCCGTGTTAAAGTCCATTACTCAGTACCAGAGGTTAGCTCTTGGTACGCAGCAGCGACATCTTCCATTTTACGGGTCTTCGGCTTGACGCTAGAGGCGCTCAAAGCTTCCAGCATGTCTTTGTAGCTCTTCTCATCTTCATCGACCTCTAGTGCAGCTTCTGCGTCCTCAGGAGAACGAGTGTTGACACGTTGCTTGAGTGTAACACCTGTTTTGTTTTCCTTGAAGCGAGCTTCTACGTGCTTGACGAGGATTTCAAGAGTGTCATTCAGAAGTTTCAGGCTACGCTCATCAGTGCCTACCTTAGAAGCAGCACGGATTAAAGAGGCTTTAACCTCAGTGGTTAAGCCCAGACGGTCCGTAGGGAATACTAGCAACGCGCTGTTAGCGAAAGACTCACCAACCTCAGACATGCGGCGAGGTGCTACCAGTGCCATTTTACGTGGAGTGCGGGCTACCTTGGCAACCGTGTCACTGCGACGTACTTTAAGTCCTGTTACCGGATGTGTCTCTTGCTTAGTTTTGTTTGTAGTTTTGTTTTTAGACATATTAACTCCTAAATCTGTCAAATATTGTTTCAGCATCTCTAAAGCGGGTGCCTCCTAAATTGGAGCCATCACCCAGAGGGTCCCGCATAAGTTTACGGTATTCGTCGTTCTTTACTTTAGCCAGCTCTTTGTCTTTGTCGATAGAGAGTAGGTCGTTCCAATGGCGACAAGAGCCTGCGAGAGCATCCAGTCTATCATCGTGCGACAGACATTTGCGCTCACGGGTCAAGCGAGCCATCTGGAAGAACAGACTATAGGTACCACGATCTTCTGCCGCGTACTGTCTGCATTGCTCCCAGTCACGTTTGATGAGGGCAGTGTCTACAACCAATCTCTGTGAACCTATGATGGGCTCTAGGATGTCGATTATGCGTAATTCCTTTTGACCACTCTCCCACTTACCCTCAACAGCACAAGCACGGGGCTCGTCTTTAAACTTCTTGAGGATTTTAGGGGTTATGATCTGCCGGAATGTACCAGCTCCGAAGTTATCCTCGAAGTCAACCTGATTTACACGCCACTTAAAGGCGATGTCTGCAATCAGCTCTTGGTTCTTTTCCGATAGCCCACCGGGTACACCACCAATATCCACGAGGTAGATCGTACCACCTCTGAATTTAGTAACGGCATACGCCATCTCATCTCCGTTTTTACCGCCACCGGATGGATCGACATACATGTGCGTTCCTTTGAAATCTGCCCATTCATCGCTGTGCCCGGATATCTCGTAGAACGAGGTTTCAATCGGGAAGTCAGCGGGTGGGTGGATACGGTATTCAGGTGAGGCCATCCAGTTCAGTGTCATGGGCACCCTGTCTTTGGGTATGTGCATAAACACGAGGTCTTCGGGTTTCAGTGGGTACCGCTCGGCATCCATTAGTTTGGTATCGAGCATGTGCTGTAACTGAAAGTACGCTACGCCCTGATCTATCTCTTTTTTGGATAGGTCAGCTTCGCCCAGCAGTACCGGGTCTACAGGCTTACCACGCTCACCGCTTGGGCCCCCACCAGTACGCAGAGAGGGGTCTGCATCCATTCTAGCTTTGATAAGAGGTGCTAGAGCGTTGCCGTAGTTCTCCTCTTCATCATGCGTAGGGAACCTGCCGGGCCATACTCTTACGAGATAACCCCTGCTAGGGAGACCGTTGTACACAGAGTCTACACTCTGAGGCGTACCAAGATACACAATTTTACCTTTAGAGCAGATAGACGTGAAGTCTCGTGTAAGATCACGGAGAAGTTCACGCTGGGTGTCGGTACGAGAGTTCTTTTTAGACTCAATGTCATCGGCAATCAGCAAATCAGCACGCTTACCTTGAATGTTCGAGGTAACGCCCATACAGGCCACAGAAGGAGACTTCTCGGGACCTTTAAGGGTGTAGTGCGCATCAAAAGCCTCTACAGACTCCCTGTCACCATTACTGGGGTCAGGGCGCATACACTCAAGCTCTTCCATACCATTGATAATCTGAATTATCCAGTTTGAAATCTCTTTAGCCATAGACCCACCAGCCGATACAATCATGATACGGGTACTCGGGTCGTGTATAAGGCACCACACAGCGTATATAGCCGTTACGGTAGTCTTAGCCTGACCACGCTGCGCCTGTAGCATAGACCGGGAGGGCCCTTTAGACAAGAAGTTACCAATGTCGATTTGAATGTCTGTACACTGGAAGCCCATGAACTCTTCGATCACCTCAGTAAGAAGTGTATCAAAGTCTCTGTAGTGCTCTTGTAGCAGTTCTAGCTTATTCCAGCGTAGCTCTGCATCCTGTAGGGACTCTCTGGGCATGGTCTCTCCTAATCAAATGGGATGGTCGTTACATTACTCTTTTTCTTAGCTTTCAAACGAGCCTCTAAGTTGGCAAGGTTTTCGTCTTCGGCACCGTCGCAAGAAATGTTGTTATCTTTTAAAAACTTAGTAACGGATGATAGCAATGAGGGGTTTACCTCACGCGCATCCTCTAAGAACTTCCGCACTTTGTTAGGAAGCTCCTCTTTGAACTCAACCAATAAAGCACCTGCCCGGTCGGACTGATGTAAAGCTGTGGTCATAGTTTCTGCCAGCTTACCGTGTAGTGCAGCAAGCTGGTGTTCGGTTGCTTTGTTCATGAAGTTCCTCCTAGATGTAAAAGGCCCGCAACGTACGAGGCTAGGGTAACTGCCCCGGCACCAATACCCAGTATCCACGACTGCTTGCGCTCAACTGTACGAATACGTGCGTCTTGCGACACAATGGTACTGTCGATGCGTGTTTGGTGTAGTAGAAGGGCATCGGTGTTAGCCTCGATACGGGCTAGTTGGATTAAGACTTCGTTGGCCATATATACCTACCAGTTCTTCCAAAACACACACTTACCAATCAGTAGTGCTAGGTGTTTTTTAATACGTTGTACGCGACTATCTGCGGGATTTGGTACAATGAAAATACGATCCACTATTTTACGGGGCCAATAAGAATAGAGTGTGACCCACTCGCCGTGCTTATACTCATAGAACGTACCCAAAGGTGTGTTTCCTTTTTGCATGTATAAGTACATGTAGGCTAAAAAGGCACTTTCTGAAAGACCCGCAAATTTTACCCACAAAGGTACCTCATTTAAAGAAATCACTGTACCTACAGGCACACTTAATTTGTATGTACCGTCCTTGTACCTAAATACAATGTCCCAGTGTTCTTGGGAAAGATGAGGCGTATCCCAAATGCCTATTAGTACTTTTTTAGTTTTTTTAGTTCCGGGGACCCACACTACAATGGGAACACTTTGGTTGTTATTATCTTTTGTCATAATTTTACTCTCAATACAATTTTTCCCACAGAATGCGCCTGAAACGCGCCAAAGATAAACACAGCGGCAAGCGATGCAGGAACGCGCTTGAAGCCGCTGTGTGAGGCCACAAAGCCCTTA